CTCAGGGAACTCAAGGTACTCAAGGTCTTCAGGGAACACAAGGAACTCAGGGCACTCAAGGCATCTCTGGGGAAGGAGGTGCTCAAGGAACTCAAGGAACTCAAGGAACACAGGGTACTCAGGGAACTCAAGGTACTCAGGGAACTCAAGGTACTCAAGGTATCTCTGGTGGAGGAGGTGCTCAAGGAACACAGGGTACTCAGGGAACTCAAGGTACTCAAGGTATCTCTGGTGGAGAAGGTGCTCAAGGAACACAGGGTACTCAGGGAACTCAAGGTACTCAAGGTATCTCTGGTGGAGGAGGTGCTCAAGGAACACAGGGTACTCAAGGAACTCAAGGTACTCAAGGTACTCAAGGAACACAGGGTACTCAAGGAACTCAAGGTACTCAAGGTCTTCAGGGACTTCAAGGAACACAGGGTACTCAGGGTACTCAGGGTACTCAAGGAACTCAAGGTACTCAAGGAACTCAAGGTACTCAAGGCACACAAGGTACTCAAGGTGCTACAGGAACAGGTACTCAAGGTACTACAGGAACAGGTACTCAAGGTACTCAGGGCACTCAGGGCACTCAAGGAACTCAAGGTGCTTCAGGTGTTAGTGTTAGTGGAAGTATTATACAAGTTGCATATGCAACATCTAGTTTAACGAACTCAACAACATCAACATCTTTTCAGGCATCAAGTTTAGCAGTTTCAATCATCCCAAACTCTACTTCTAGTAAAATACTTATAATTTCACATTTCTCAGCAAATCAAGAAACTCAAGCATCAAGTGGAGATGGTGGATATTTTTCTATTTTTAGAAGTGGTACTAATCTTGGAGATGCAACTTATGGTATGATATTTGTAGGTACGAATTCACCACCAGTTTATTCAGGTGCATCGCTCACTTGGATAGATTCTCCAAGTACAACATCTTCTGTAGAATATAAACTTTATTTTAGAAGTAAATTGGGAGGAACTGTAAGTGCTCTAACTGGAACTGGTGGTGAAACTAGAGCAGCATCAATTACGGCAATGGAGATAGTAGCATGACAATAGAATCAAACTTTTTTTATAAGGCAATTTCATCTTTAGCACCAAAATCACAATGGTTTTGTATTGATTGTGATTATGAACAATTAAAGTGGTTTTCTGAAGATATTCCAAAACCAACTTTTGAAGAAATTGAAGCAGAGATGCAACGACTTCAAGCAGAATATGATCACAATGAATATCAAAGACTTAGAGCAATAGAATATCCATCTTTTGCTGATCAATTTGATCTCTTATATCATGGTGGTTATGATGCTTGGAAAGCAGAGATTGATAAAATAAAGCAAAAATATCCAAAACCGTGATATAATATATACTGAAGATACTTTTTATTATGAGATTTCATGTTCTTGGTTTACCGCACACGGTTTCTAGTAAAGATTTTAATGCCTGTGCATATACTCAAAAAGTAGTTAAATTTTGTAAGATGATGAGTGCTCGTGGGCACTATATTATTCATTATGGTCATGAAGATTCTGATGCAATTTGCAATGAGCACGTTTCAGTCATTACAAATGAGGACTGGCAAACTTGTTATAGGAACTCCTGTTGGATATTTTGAAGAAAATGGAAAACATGGTGGAGGAATTTTAGTTCCTTTAGATGAATTAGGATTTCTAAACGAAACTAGAAAAAATTTACTATACTATAAAGATAATCCAAAGGAATATAAAGAAAAATGTGAAGAGATACAACATTATGCAAGAGAGCATTATGACTGGGGTAAAACCATACATTCTTGGGTTGAACTGTTTTCTTAAGAATTGAATTGGTTGACAGGACCCCAAATTGGTTCTATAGATATAAATTAGAAAAATATCTTCTTCTACTGTTAATATTGGAACTGTTTAAAAATGCTCCATAGAATGAAACCTATATATTATAAGAAAAAAAGTACCAGCAATAAGTAATGACGGACAGATTTCCACTTATAGCAAATCCAACAACTCAACAGATTGAGGAATTAGCACCTGGAGATAATCTCAATTTACAGAATAGTGGAATAGTTGGTGCTACAACTATAACCGCAGATAAGTTTGTTGGAACTCTACAAGGAAACGCAGCAACTGCTGATAGATTAAATAATGCTGCGAATATAACTGGTGGATTTATTAGTAGTTCTAGATTATCTGGTTATTATGGAATTGATGTAAATAGTGCAAATATACTTACGAATGCTGCAAATATTGCTGCAGGAACAATCAGCAGTGCAAGATTATCTGGTCATTATCCAATTTCTGTTGATTCTGCTTCTTCTTCTGATGCTTTGACTGATGCATCAAATATTACAGGTGGTATAGTTCCTTCCGAAAGGTTAGAGGGATTTTACGACATTAATGTAGGAACAGCAAACACTGCAAACATTATTACTCCTGGAAGTTTTCAGAATATTAGTATTGGAGGAAATGCTGCTACTGCTACTACAGCAGTCAATCTTTCTGGTGGAACAGTTTCTGGTGTTGATTTAAATATTAGTGACATTGGTACAATTGGAACTTTAGGTGTTTCTGGTTTAACAACAACAACTAACTTAAATGTAACCAATTTAGCATCAATTGGGTTTGCTTCTGTAGGAGTTGCAACGATTGGATTTGGAACATTTACAAATGTCAGAATATCAGGTGCTGCTACAATTGGGTTCTTAACAGCAACTAATGCTCGTGTTTCTGGAACTGCTACTGTTGGATTTTTAACTGCAACTAATTTAAATTCACCCAATGCAACTTTGGGAATTGTTACTGCAAATACACTCACTGGTCTTAATACATTATCTTCGTATGATGCAACCCTTGATTTTATTAATAATACTAGGATTACATCGGGTTTATTGGTTGGAACTGCAGCATCAATTGGAATTGCAACAATAGGATTTGGAACTTTTACAAATGTACGAGTATCGGGAATATTAACTGCAGGTACATTTTCTGGTAATTTTAGTGGAGGAATAGTTGCTGCTGCTGCTTCTATTGGAATTGCAACAATTAGTTATGCAAATGTCGGACTTGCATCAATTGGTATTGCAACTGTAGGATTTGCCTCTGTTGGTATTGCTACTATAGGATTTTTAACCGCAACTGATGTTCGTGTTTCTGGAACTGCTACTGTTGGTCTTTTAACTGCAACAACAATTTTCACTAATAATTATCTTGGAAATGGGGAATCCATAGTAGGTATTGTAACTCAAATTAATATTGGGACCGGTCTTACTTTAACATCTACACAAACAGCAGGAAAGGGAATAGTTAATGTAGGAATTCGCACTACTATAGGAAAAACAATCTTTGTTTCCTTTGAAGGAAATGATTCAAACACTGGATTGTTGAATAATGATGCAAAGAAAACTATAAAAGCAGCAGCAGCACTTGCTTTACCTGGAGATACAATTAAAGTTTTTCCAGGAACTTATGTTGAAAATAATCCAATAGTTTTATCAAAAGATGTTTCAGTGGAAGGAACAGAGTTGCGTAACTGTTTAGTTTCACCACAAAACACTGGACTTGATTTATTCCACGTTAATAATGGATGTCATTTAACAGATTTAAGTTTTGTTGGTGCTCCATCAACAAATGGTGCATCGGTAGTATCATTTCAACCACTTGCTGGAGTTTCTACTCATAGATTTTTTGATGCTGCAAGAATGATTCGTATGAATCTTGATTTTATTTCTGAAGAAACTGTAGGATATTTAACCAGCACAGATTATAAAAATCCTATATTTAATTCTGGAATAAGTACAATTAGAAAAGGTGTTGTATCTGCATTAAAGGCAGTATGCCATGACATTACAAGGGGTGGAAATTCTAAGTGTGTGGTTGCAGGAAAATCATATTACACTGCAGGAGGAGCACTTCAGAATATTGTTGGATTTAAAACCGAAACAATAGATGCCTTTAATTATGCAGTAGGAATTGCAAGGTCTTGTATTAATAATGTTTCTTTTGCAAAAACAAGTGGTGGAAATTATCAGTCTTATTATACACAAGTAAAGGATGTTTCCATTCAAGCAGATTCTGCAACTGGATCTAATACTAATTTAAATTCTTGTTCAAATGTAATTTCTGCATTATATTCTTGTGTTGGAATTGTGACTACAATAATTAATGATGGTTTGAGTGCTCTTGGTGGAGCAGGAATTAATACAACACTACCATCAGCATATGATGGACAATCAAGTAACAATTGGTCCAGCACAAAACTTGAAGGAACAACGTTCTCACCTGGTGTCGGAATTATTTCAAAAGGTCCTTATATTCGCAACTGCACAAATTTTATACCAAATAGCATTGGATTAAAGGTAAATGGTTTTGATGCAGAACCTGGAGATGAAATTGATAATGGCATTCAAGGTTCTATGAGTGTTGATTCTTATACACAATATAATCAAGGTGGTATTGGAGTGTCAATTACCAATGGTGGTTATGCTCAATTAGTTTCTATCTTTACAATTTGTGATGATATTGCGATTTATACATCTTCTGGTGGTCAGTGTGATATTACCAATTCTAACAATTCATTCGGAACTTATGGATTATATTCAAATGGTGTAGGGGATTACTCTAGTAGATCAATTTTTAGATATACTGGAACTGCAAATACAAATGCTACTATAGGTCAAAATATAATTACAGTTTCTGGTTTGGGAACCAATAGACCATATCAAGGGCAAGCAATTTATTTTGGAAACTTATATTATTCTGTTGAATCTATAAGTGTCACTGATGGTGGTTCTGGTTATACATCGGAACCAACTGTTACAATTAGTTCTCCAACTGGTCCAAATGGAATTACTGCCGAGGCATTTCCTGTAATTGAAAATGGAAAAGTAGTTTCAATTAATGTTATTAGTACTGGTAATCAATATGTAACTGCACCAACTGTAACGATCAGTGGTCCTGGTGCTGGGGTTACGGCAACTGCTTCTGCAAATCTTGCACCAATATATTATAAAGTTGATGGTGCAACTTTACCATCTGCTGGCATTTCAACTATCACATTAACTGAAAATCTAAATAATACAGTCAGTGCAGGAACTACTGCTTATTTCTCTAGAATGAGTTTGCAGGTTGCATCTACAATATCATTTGAATATGTTGGTGCAGGTAATGCTATTGAATCTGCCAGACCATCTAAAGGTGGTGTGACAATACAAGAAAATGAAGTTGTTAGAATAAATGGAGGAGAAATAGTTTATACTAGTACTGATCAGTCTGGAAACTTTAGAATTGGTGAGGGGGTAGTCATTAATCAATTATCTGGAACCATTACTGGAAGATCCTTCAGTCAAAGTTTGTTAAATACAGTAACACCTTTACTCATTGCACTAGGAAGATAAAATGGCAGTAGTAGCACTTAATACATTTAAAACTATAAGAAAAAATTTAACAACTTCCAATGTTGGAATTTATACTTGTCCATCTGGAGTTGCTTCAATTGTAATTTTGGCACAAGTAACAAATGTCTCAACAGGATCAACCACTTATACAGTGACTGCTGTTCATTCTAGAAGCACAGAATCTCCCACTGATTATAAATTTGCAAATAATGTTTCTGTTCCCCCCAATGATTCTGTAAATTTAATTCCAGACGGAAGACTTGTGTTGGAAACTGGTGATGTAATTAAAGTTTCGGCAAATTCTGATGATAATTTAAATATTGTGTTGAGTGTTTTAGAAACTGCAAAAGGATAATATAAATGTATAATTACACTTCCGGAAGAGTTAAAAAAGAAACAAGAACAGGAATCACATCCGATAGATATGAATTTTTAGGATTAAATCAAGCAGAGCCAGATCTCGGAGATCCATTGGTTGGTCCTTCTTCTGTAGGAGCAAATCCATCTCCACCATCAGTGTCTGGTGATCAATATTTACTTGTTGCTAATAAAAACAATCCCGGTAAAAGATATTGGGTTGCATCTTCAAATATTTTAACTGGAGGATTGATTCCTGGTTCTTTCACTATTTTTGATGATAATATTCAAGTAGGTGCAGCAAATAGTTTTAATGTTTTTAATCTAGTTGGTGATATTGTATCTGTAGATCCAGTTGGTCCAGGTTCTGCTGACCAAACTGGAATTGCTACTATTAGGTTTTCTTTGAGGGCACCAGGACAATTAAATCAGATAATGTATCATGGAAGTGGTGGTACAATTCAAGGAGCAAGTGGATTCGTTTATTCGTCAGGAAATATTGGAATTGGAAGTAATACACCTACGGAATTATTAGATGTAAATGGTAACGGAAAGTTTTTTGGGTCTGTAACTGCTTCAAGTTTTGTGGGAGACTTAACTGGTACAGCATCGTTTGCATCTGGTTTTAGTACAACGGCAAATATTGAAACTACGGGCATTATAACTGCTTCTAGTTTTGTAGGTAATCTAACTGGAGATGCAACAGGATTAAGCACAACATCCAGTATCAATACAACAGGTATTATAACTGCTTCTAGTTTTATAGGAAACTTAACAGGTACAGCAACTACAGCAACTACAGCAGTTGGTTTAGATACAACATCAAGTATCAATACTTCTGGTATTATAACTGCTTCTAGTTTTACAGGAAACTTAACTGGTGTAGCATCCACAGCAACGATAGCAACCACAGCACTTGGTGTATCAACAACAATTAATATTAATACATCAGGTATTATAACTGCTCTAAGTTTTACTGGTAACTTAACAGGTACATCAACTACTTCAACAAATGTAATTGGTGGAATTGCATCTGTTTCTTCATTAAGTGTTTCTGGTGTAACTACAATTGGAAGTGCATCAACTTCTACCAATACACCACTACAAGTTGAAACTTATGGAATAAAAACAGGAACTGGTAATTTTATTGCTTCTGTCGGAGTTACTACATTTATTGATAGTTTTTCTATCACAACTACTGATTTCAAATTAACAGAATATTCAGTTCATATTGGATTTAGTAGTAGTATTCAGGTTCAAAAAGTTTTAGTGATGCAAGATGGTGCTGTAGCAAATGCAGAATCTTACGGAATTATGTACAATCAAAGTGCATTAGTTTCAATTGGGGCAACATTAGATGGAACTGATTGTAAATTGCAAGTTACTCCTCAGTCTGGAGTGAATGGAGTAACTACTTACAGATTCGTAAGAGGGAGTTTGTTGTAATTAATTTGTCACTTCAAATGAAACCATAAATATTTAAAAACTCTCATGGCAGATAAAAGTTTCGGTTTAAATCAACTAAATTTTACTGGAATAGCAGGAACTTCACTAATTGAGAGTGGTGGTGGTTTGCAGATAAATGCTCCTACAGTTTCTGTTAGTACAGATTTTTCTATCGGTGGGAATGTAAATTCAAATATAATTCTTTCAAGTTCTTATTCTATTGGTATTGGTTCTACTCAGCCGACAGAGAGACTTGATGTTCTGGGAAATATAAATGTCTCTGGTTCTGTAACTGCAACTTCTTTTGTTGGTTCGGGAACTAATCTTACTGGAGTAGCAAAAAATACAATATCTGCAATTGATGAAAATGCTTATTATTATCCAGTTCTTACTCCATCAGATGCAAGTGCTGGAACTTATTCAACAGTCGTAATACCATCAAACAAACTTGTTTTTAATCCATCTGGGTTTTTAGGAATTGGAAGTACAACTCCAAATTATAATTTAGATGTTGTTGGTACTGGAAGATTTACAAGTTCTGTAACTGCTTCAAGTTTTGTAGGAACTCTTACAGGAACAGCAACTACAGCAGTTGGTTTAGGTACAACATCAAATATCAATACATCAGGTATTATAACTGCTTCTAGTTTTGTAGGAACTCTTACGGGCACAGCAACTACAGCAGTTGGTTTAGGTACAACATCAAATATCAATACATCAGGTATTATAACTGCTTCTAGTTTTGTTGGTTCCCTTGCCGGTATAGCATCTACAGCAACTTCTCTTGCCGATGCTGCTAATATTACTACTGGCACTATAAGTTCATCAAGACTTAGTGGTTCTTATGGTATCAGTATTACTGGTACAGCAACTTCTCTTGCTGATG